TACAGATGCAAATAACGCTCCAAAAATCAGATTTGCGTCAACCCATGTTTCCGATATTTCGTCCCATTCATAATTTATACCACCAGTTACTTCTGTTACTCCCCATAAAGTACCAACCGATTTTGAAGTTCTATACTTCCAAGAAACACCATCTGTGGTTGATGGTGTGTTGAAGTATTTACCAGTTCCATTTACCCAAGAACCGCTTATAGGATAAGCATATATCGTATATTCTTGTGGAATCTCTCTAGCTTCAGAAGTTCTAAGTTCCAAATAATACTTTGCGTTTGAACTTATTTTACCAGCGTTTACACCAGATTCTATCTCAGATACATCAAATTTCATCAAAATACGGCTATTGTATTTAGATGATGAACCGACTAATTGATGAGATAATTCAAGAATCTGGTCCGTTCCAGTATTCATTGAATCTGTTTTTTCATAAATCGTTGCATCGTATTTTGGATATATGGTGTATATCATCTAAATGCCCTCACTCTACCAATGATGTCATTATCAGGGTATTTTATTTCAAAAATAGATGGATCAAGTGATGGAAATATAATACCATCTTTCGTTGCCTTATCAATATTATATGCATATCTTGAATATCCAAGAGTTGTATCATAGAAATTTACAATCTTTACATTAGATACTGTTTGAACCCCATCAACTCTATCAAGTTCAGTATAGATATTACTTATTATAATTGGTTGATTTATTTGCCAACGTTTTATATCAAAGTATCTTTTTAGTTTATCAATACATCGTAGGATTACTTGATTTCCATTTTGATCAGGTAGTGTTATTATATCAAATTCCAAACCAATATTTATAATATACGCGTCCTTTATATTGATCGCGTCTGTCAACATTCTATGCTGGCCAAGATATGTCTTCAAGTTTTCTTTTGTTGCGGTGTTTATTGTGGTCAACTTATTGTTACCATCATATCCTAATACATAAAAATTGAGTGCCAAATCATTTCCAACTCTATCACTATTGAATATAGAATCTTCAGTTAGTTGAGTATCTTTAGTAATATATGCCTTTGCAATAGAACCATACTTTTGTGGAAGACTATATGCCCGTATGATGTAATCTTCTTTTGTTACCGCACGATTTTGTGAAGCAAATGATGCTAAAGCATTTTGACGAATTTCATCTATTGTTTCTCCGTCTTTACCACCCGTTGATGGTTCAGAATTTGTTACTGCCAAACTACCGACCACTTGATTGTATAATGTTATATCCAATCCAGATTCATCTAAAACTATCGTCTTGCTGATTATTCTCGTTAGAGTTTCTGATGCAACGTTATCTTTTATCCCACCACCCTGTGTGTAGTAAATGGTAAGTGTTGTATTGTTTGGAGCAAGACCGTATGTTTTTGTGTAAAGAAAATTTGATGGGTCGATATTTGGAGAAGTGGACGATTCTATACCAGTAATAGAAGAACCTATCAAATCTGGATTTGGTATTAGTTCTTCATCATCTAAATCAGATACACCAGCGCCAAAACTAATTTCATACTGACTATTGAAATTATTACCAAACGCACGAGAAGTGAATCGTCTCGATACTCTATTCAATTTTAAGAGATAAGGTGTTTCTGTTCTATATGAACTTAACGATTTATCATTTCTAGGTATGTTTGCAACCGCTTCAAATAATGTATCTTGTGCAAGATATGGAACATGGTACCATTTGTTGCCATCCGAATCAATTCCATAAAGAATTTCAATTATTTTATCATCTGTTAATGTTATTTTGTCATATGGTTTTGGTGAACCAAACGTATAGTTTGAAGTTTTTACAACACCAGACACGGCTTTTACAGATTTCTTTAAAAGATAGAAACTCGGTTCATTTGAAATATCATCCACTTCAAAAACAGTAACTTCAGTTGGATCGAATGAACTACTGAATCTAAAATCCAAGTAATCAAGTGTTCTGAATTGTATAGAGTTATCTGATTCTGCGGCAACCTGCATACCAGGTTCTATAGCAAAGGCGTAATTCCAATCGGGTCTGTTATTCAAACCACTTCCAATTGCCGGTAATATTTGAAATACATCAAGTGTTACATTCGCAGCAACTGATGTTTTTGGTCTATATCCAAAAGATTGGGCAAGATTTATTATATTCTGTGTTTCTGACGCTTGTAGAATCATAGATTCTTGCAAAGCAACATCAGTATAGTATGATAAAACATCACCCACATATGCAGACATTTCCATGAATAACATACCAGGTGATGATTCGTTGAAATCTTGGTATGAATTTGGAAAATAGTTTTTTGCAAAATCAATCAGATTTTGTCTTAGTGTTCCGAAATCTCTTGCCAGATAACGTATATCTTTTTTTACTAAATCAGCCATTAGTTCTGTGCCTCTTCAATTACACGAATAGTTGCGGTCTCTGAAATAAATATCCTGATTGGTAAATATATGTTCGTTCCGGAGATTAGAACTCGTAAGAATATACCGATAGCGTGTGATGGGTCATCAATTCTGCCGTCTTCAGTCATATTTAAATTTACAGTAAGTTCTGTTATTAGTAGATATGGCAACCATCTTGATATTGCGCCTTCTATCTCACCACGTAGTCTTGTAGAAAATTCTTCCTCATCCGTAATATTTTCAAATAATACCGCTCGTATATCTGTTCCAAATTCAGGCTCAAAGTACCTTTCTCCCTTTGCAGTAAGTAAAAGATTCTTCAAATTACTCAAAACTTGTTCTCTATTAGTTATACTAGTAAAGAAGATTCCATTTGGATTATTAAAAGGTAAAGTTACCCCAATAGGTTTTATAGCACCAGGTCTTCTAATATCTCTGAATTGAGAACTGTTTTGATCGATGGGATTTAGAATTAGTGATTTTCTACGAAATGCCATCGTTATGCTCCTTTTTTCTCATTGAGTCTTGCCATCAATGCAGAATAATCTCTTGTTAGTGCCTTAGATACTTCAGGTGTAAGTTCTTCTTCATTATATCCACTTGGTACCATATTTCGAACAGGACCACCACCTATTGAATCAGTCGTAAACCTGATTTCCGGATAGTCATCTTCTGACATGGCGGCTTCCATTGACATTCTCGTTTCATTGAGAATGTCTTGAATACTATTCAGTCCACTTTTTGAATTTCTAATCTGTTTAGATTCTTTTTGTGGTTGTTTTTGTGGTTGTTTTTTTACAGAAGATAATTCTTTCATCAAACTCATACCATGTTGTAATGTTTTTTTATCGTCGTTTTTCTTCGATTCGTTTAGTTTTTTGTCAAGAGCATATTCGATTTCCTCTCGAATAATTGATCTTATTTGTTTGAGTAATTTATCTAAACTCATTTTACACCTCCATTATTTCACGTAATACATTATTATAGGCAAATGATATTATACTTTTTTCCTTTTTATTTAGAATATCCACATAATTCTGATATAGTTCTGTTTTTTTTACGGTAAATCCTATCCCATTAGTATAGGGAATAGAGTCACCTCGTCTTACAAAGTAAATTAGTTGAGAGAAAGTTGCATCAGTATTGTCTCCCATAAAATCATAAAGAGTTGCATATTTTTTGAATCCCATGGCATTACCATCACGTACTGATTCTGTGAAGCCGGAATTTCCAAAAATTACAAATAACCTACCATCTTTCCCGAAGTGTAATACCAATTCGGTGTGGCCAGATGTGTCAATTTTATTAGTCGTTTTATTTTTTGATTTTTTACGCCTGACAATGTATGCACCCGGCCATTTTTTTATCAATTCCCATAATTCAAGTCCCTCTGATGTTAGACCCTTTTTGTCAAAATGTTCTCCTAACTTAAATTTTACAATATTACCATTTGGATTATATTTTTGTTCAGGTGTGTTCTCAATTTGAGATTTTTCCTTTTCCAATACTTTAAGTTCTTCTTCGTATTGTTTTTTTGTAGTTTCCTTATTAGATATGTTTCTGTTGATACCATCAATTTTTATGGTTAAAGTTTTTTCTCGTTTCAATTCTGAAGAACTTTTTCCGGTTGTGTTGGCTAGAATATTATCTAATTCTTTTTCTTTTGGAGCTTTTTCTGAATTTAGTTTAATAATTTCAGATTCCAATGATTTTATTTGAGTTTTTTTAGACTCTATATCTTTGTTTTTTGACTTTATGATTTGTTCTTTTTGTGATTTAGTACCACCATCTGGGTTTACAGCGGCGCCTTCTTCGTTGAAATATTTATCAACAGATGATGTTCCAACTATTGGTTTATCGTTTGAATCTGATTTGTATTCTCCATTTTTGTATAACAGAAAATCAACAGTAAATCCACACCAAAATGGCGTATGTGCCCAGTTGGCATCTATTTTTGTTGAATCTTTTCCATATTCTTTGTTACCAATTCCACCCTCGTTCTTACGTTCAACTCCATCTGCATTTGTTATGATTAGATGAGTTTCAGAACCTTCCGAAAATGTGTATGGAATGTTTTTATTGAAAAGACCAACATCCCGTGGGTTACATAACAATGCAACATCAATTGGTGAATTTATTTTCGATGCATATCCTTTGAAAAATGCATTTTTATTGGTTCCAAAAGAAAATAAACTTTTATATTTTGCGTTATTAGTATCCGTCTTTATTCCTTTTATAATAGGAACGGGTTGTGGATCAGTTTTTGGATATGTTTTCTCGCGTTCTCCTCGATACCAAATACCAGGACCGTCTCCACTCACGCGTCCTTCTTCGCCTCTTCTCCACGTATCAAAAGTTTTTTCAACACCGATATGATTTATTGGTTCTGGTTTTTTATCTTCTGGGACTGGTTTTGATCGTTCTTCGGTTGCAGTAGCTCTACCTTCTGATAGTTCTGGATTTCCACCGGCTGGTGAAGTTGATGATTTTAGCTTTGCATTATATCTCTCAATCGCATCTGATTCCTCACCTTTTCTTTGTGCATCAGTAGATTGTGTAATCTGTTCAATTTCTTTATTGGCAACCTCTGTGTTTATTCCAGTAGTCGGTGGCTTTGGTTGTTCATTGGATTCAGATTCTGACTTTTGTGTTTGTATTGTCTTTATTTCATTTGAACTTTGATAATCACCTACAGTTGGATCGTCATCTTTCAAGGATACCAACGATAATACTTTACGACGACCAGTCGAATTTTGAGGAATTACGGGATCGTCATCTTTTATACTTTCGATTGAAAGGTATTTAGAACCACCAGTTTTTGTTTTAGTATTTTGTGAAGATGTTGTTACAGGTGTACTTGTACTTGAAGTAGTCGTAGATGTTGTACTTGGAGTGGTTGTTGGTGCACTTGTAACTTGAGTAGTTGATGTTGGAGTTATTTGGTTTTCAGGTGTTCTAGACGTAGGTGTTGTTGTAAGTGTTGAAGGAGTTGTACTTTGAGTAGAATTACTCTCACCATATAATTCGTCCCACCCTTCCGGTTTAGGAAAAATTGAATTAAATTCACCTTTTACTCCATCTGGTGCATCTATTGATGGAATTACTATAACAGGTATAGAATTTACAGGTAACTTTTTATCTAAATCTAACTCATAATTTATATCTTCTATATGTCTATAAAAATTTTTATTTTCATATAACTGTCTAATTGGGTATGAAAAAATAGATAATGCCTTACTTAAATCTTTATATGATACTACACTAATTCGTTCAGTATACGGACTTACAGTATCAACAGAGGATGCTTCTGTTTCACCAATATTTCTGAGGTATAATACTTCTGATACTGAAATAGTTATCGGTACGCCACCATTATTGTCACTACGTGATGAATTTAAATTACAGTAACCATAGAGAGACAAATAAGCAAAAATTTCATCTTTTGTTGAAAATTTTGATTCAAAATCAGATCTTAGTTTTGAACCTTGTTTCACAGGTGGCAGATTTACAAAATTCCAAAGTTCTTCATCGGATTTATAAAGGTCATTTATAGTATAAATTGAAGATATTACAGAAACGTTGTTTTTGATTTCTGCAAATTTTCTTACCTCTTGAGATATTTGTGAGCCAAAAATAGCATAAAGTTTCAACAGTTTTTCTTTTCTGTCTTGCTGGTATTTTTGTACTAATTCTTCTCTTGTTGCCATGTTTTATCTCATATCATTGGATATTTTTAAAAACCTACCGTATCAGGACCGTCGCCAGATTGTTTCGATTGTAATTTGACAACAAAATTGTTTTTCTTTAGTTCGGAGAACTTATTTTTATCAGATTGATTCGGACCACCAGAAAACTCATTTACAAATGCAAACTTACTGGCTATTTTTGGTAAAAAATTTATCAATCTATTTATTGAATTAGCGTATTTAACGTAGTCGCCACTATTCAATGGTGTCCCAGATGGACCAACTCCGGTCGGATGCGTCATTCTAATTATAGATTCATTCATATCAACCAAAACGTCCATCAAAGATTTTAATAGTTCAATCAATCTATCACCCAATATGATTGGTGATGTTGCATTGAATCCAAGAGAAATTCTACCACCTTCGAGTTCAATTATGTTTTTGGCATTTAGTGCAAGTGTTTTCTCCGTAGCAAATCCAATACCTTCTTTTGCAAAACCAACAATCTCTTGTTTATTTGAATTCAAAACAATTCTGTCAGACGCAAGTATAATCTGATTTCCACCAAATAGATTTTTCCTAAATAGTCCTATTTCTTTATCGAATATTGAAGGTGTATATGAAGATGCTGGCGTAAATTTTATAGATTGACCCGAACTCAACCAAATCGATGCATCATCTTGGTCTGGGCTTTCAATATGAAATTGATTGTATGTCTTTTCATTTTTCTTTGGATTTGTTCCATTTGAAATTATCGTAATAGGATTACCAGTTGCACCAGTGCCTATACCCCACGTTGGAGAAATTTGATATTTTCTTCTCGTATCTACCGTGGAACCGAGTCTTATTGATTGACCCCATCTCCCTTCTATGATTATATCACCAGAGAAAGGTTGAATGGGAAATACATCATTTCTTTCTGGAAATGTTGGGTCGATTTGTTCTTTTACGTCAGTTCTATCTGTTAGTTTATTCGTTATACCGAGTGAGGCATCTGATGCTTTTTGATTATTATCTCTATCATCTAATCTAATTGCATTTGCACCAGGAAGTCCATTATGATGTACAGATGAACGAATCGAAATAGGAGTTGTGTAGTAGTATTCTCTACCATATCCAGCCCCCGAATGATATGGCGTTGGTGCTTTACAAACAAAAACAACCTCACCTTTTATTGGTATTTGTTTTATATTTGCATTCAAAGACCTTGCTTGTATAAGGTCTGTTGGTGACATAGCAGAGTTTGAATTTAGAAATTTACACTGAATAGTGTAAAGTCTACTTGGATTTTTTGCCTCGTAATCTACGGATACGACTTCTGCCGGAGCCCATTCATACTCTTGTGCATTAAGTATTATCTTCTGAAAGTCCATTTGTTGCATTCGCCTCGTTTGATTCACCGATGTTTTTGATCTCTTTTAGAAGAGCATCCTTTTCTTCATCTGTCAAGAACGAACTTCCTTCTTCAGTCGTCTTTGAAACCATACGTTGAATAACAGCAGCAAGCTTTACAAGATGTTCATCATTCTTGACCGATACTTCCATATAATCTTTGATAACAGGAACAAGTAAAGCAGCATCACTTATGTTTGTAATAAGCGGTTTCAAGTCCGCAATCAGAAGGTTTATCTGGCGGTCTTTCTTCTTTTGGTTCTCGTAAATATCTTTTAGTAAGTCCGAGAACTTTTTACTTCCGAATATTTCTGTATCAAAGCTCATATGATATAACTATGTTAGTCCTCAATAATGTCTTGAATATCAAACCAATCCATATCTGCAATATTCTGACCTTCCGTGTACGCCTCGTAAAGTCTTCCATAGATAAGTTTGAATTTTGTAATTACATTTGTTATGTACTGTGTTTTTATGCCTGTTCGTTCTCTAATTAGGATATAAAGTGCCTTTTTGTTGTAATTCTCAATATTTTCACGAGTTTTGAACAAATAGAGAACTGAGTCTGCAACTTGTAAGTCTCTATTCTTTGTAAATACAAGTGGTAAAAATTGTTCCATTATATCTACAAAAATATCGATGAAGTCTTTTTGTTCGTCTACAAAGTCATTGCGTATCTGTTCATTTACGATATTACGTTCAGAGTCAATAGACTCTATGGTATGTCTCTTTTTGTAGAGATAATAGTTTTTATTATTTTCAGCAATTAGATAGTTTTTAGCAACTATTGAGAAATACGAGAATGCTTTGAATCCACTATCCCCATCATACTTACCGAGTTTTTCATGTAAGAAAGCAACAACTTCATGTTTTACATCTTCATGTGACACATCAAAATTGTAGAACTTGAATCGGTGAATCATTATCTCAGATAACTTATAAAATGCCGGATGTATTCTTTTTGTGTAGATTATGTTTCGTTCAATGGGGTCTTCACAACGGTTGTATTCGTTTATTGCGTCTTCTGTTTCTTGTGTAAAGTAGACGTTCTGTTTTTTCTTTTTTACTTCCATCAGAACCTCTCTATTGTACCACGAACATCGTTTTGTTGTTCATCTTGTTCTTGTTCTAATTCAAGATAAAGAGCAATATCATTGATTATCTTCTTCAACTCTTTGAAGAAATAACCCGTTTCATCATCAGATTCAAATGCACCTTTTCGGTCTAATTGTTTTAGATAAGACTGTTGACTGAGGACTCTATTTCTCATTGACATAATAAAGTCTACATTTTCTTGTGCAATTGACTCTAACTGAGCATACTTTGTGTATAGATTATAAATGACATAACCCGACCCCAAAAGAAGGAGTGATAGGAATACAACTAAAAATTCCATGTTATCCTCTCTTGAATTTTGGCTCGATGATTGAATCAATTACACCAAGTCCAAGTGCTTCTTCAGGTGAAAGGTAATAATCTTTGAGTGTTGTTTCTTTCCAAAACTTTGCATCTTTGTTTGAGTTTTCACTCATAATTTGAACAAGAACTTCTTCCAACTTTTCCATGTGTTGTACGTTTGCCTTCATATCCGATGACTTACCATAGATACCTGAAGACATCTCGTGGAACATGATTGTACTGTTCTTTGATGCAGCACGAATACCGGTTCCAGAACATAGGAGAAGAGCGGCGGCTGACATAGCACGTCCCCTACAAATTGTATTTACCTTTACGTTGAGTGATTGAATAAAGTCAATCATACCGAGTGCTTCGTATACATCACCACCGTCAGAATTGATGATAATGTTGATTGGGGCATCCTTCTTTTCATCATCTCTCATGTGAAGAATTGCCTTTATTCTCAACATAAAATCATAAAGTGTACCGTCTGCAATATCACCGAACATATACAGAGTAGAACTTTCTACATCAATACCGTAGTCAATTTGTGAAAGAGCTTCTTTCCACTTCAAAGGTAAGTCTTCACCCTTTTCTTCTGATTTCTTTGTACTTGTCTTTTGTACGTTTTCATCTTCATCGTCATAGAAACCTGCCATACGTCTACTCCTTTTATTTTTTGGTAGCTTTTTTTACAGTCTTTTTAGTAATTTTTTTAGTTTTACCACTCTGAACTAATTTTTCAAATTCATTGGTAATTTTATCATCTATTGTAGTTTTCTTTTTTCTTTCTTTAGTCGATTCTTTTATTTCACTTGGTGGTAATGTTCCAAACAGTTCAGTCTGTAATTCACCTTTATGGTATACATTACCATCTTTATCAACAAATTCAGTCATAAACTTCCATCCACGAGGATAACCACTAACCTTTTTTTCTTCAGGTGGTGGTAACATCATTGCAGTACATTTCCAACAAAGAACAGATTTAGTATGTTCATCTACCAAAACTTCTTCATAACAACGTCTACCTTTGAAATACTTACTCGTAGGTTGACTATTTTGACACGTCATATATCTCATACAGAAATGCCTCGTGAATACCCCGTTGATGTAACTACAGGTAACTGAGTTGGTTGTTGTTCCTCTTCATAAAATTTTCTTTGTTCATC